CCACCATCGGCTGCACTGCACCCGAGCGACGTTGGATATGGAGATCCAGCTCGGCCGCGACACAACCCAGGCGGAAGGGAACGTCGCCGCCCATCTGGACGCGTTCAAGCGGGCCTGCGTCGCCTTCAACCGGGTCGCGGCCAACCGCGCGGCCACGACGATCGACCCAGACGCGCCCGAGCCCTTCTAGGGAACCCTATAGACTCGGGGATACCCTATGGATTGGCCGGTATCCCCCGTCTTCACCCCTTGACACTACTACTGTAGCGTAGTATACTAGTCAGGTGATGAGTTGAGGCCCACGGGCCGACCGAGAGGATTGACCGATGTACTTCCCCCACCTGAACCCGATGCTCGACCTGATCATGCAGTACCTGTATACGGTCCTCGCCACCGGGCAGGCGGCGAACGCCTCGCTCGCCCATATCGGCGCGACCGACCCCCGGCTGGCTGGGCTCCTCCACATGCTGGCGATCGCCCTCGCCTGGGCGGTCGGCTACTAGACGCCCGAGCCCCCGATCCTCGACGGCTCCCCGTGGCGGGGAGCCGTTCGTGTTTCCGGCTCCAATCCCCTTGACTCTACTACGATAGCGTAGTATACTGCAGGAGTGATGAGTTGAGACGGCCAACGCGGCCGCAGTCGAAGGGACCCGAACGATGGCCTGGACGATGACCCGCGAGCAGCTGGAGCACGCGATCGACGCCAACCTCGCCGCCTACGAGTGCAGCACGGACACGGCCGAGCGCATGAAGCTCCTCGGCGCCGCGGCCGAGATGGCCCGCGAGATCTCCGACCGCTGGCCGATGGACCCGCGCTTCAAGGTCTTCGCCACGCTGACCGATGGATCGAACCGGCTCGGCTGGGCGGTCATCGATACCTACCACCTGTACGAGAACCGGGGCGCGATGGTCAGCTCGATCTACACCGAGCGCCCGGACGCCGAAGACGAAGCCGCGTGGTTCAACGCCCGTGGCCTCAACCCGGCCGGATCGATCCCGGCCACCATCCTCCAGTAACCGACTGGCCGAGGGCGGCTGCAAACCGCCGCCCACCGAGTACCCTTGTTGTGAATACCTGAGACCCGTTTGACAGGTATGAGTAAACGTGTTAGAGTCACGCTAGACTTCCCCAAGGTCTACCAACCACTCCCCCACAACCAAAGGAGCCTCGATGAACCGCCCGGCGACCCAAGCCGAGCTGAAGGTCGTTGCCGCGCGCGGCGCGGTCCCGCTCGGTGGCCTGCGTTACCTGTCGGTCCAGCCGTTCCCGAACCGCGAGACCCGCCGCGAGCACGCCGCTGACTGGCGTCGTCGCCAGCGTCGCCGCCTGCGTCGCTTGATCCGGGAACGCAAACGGCTGGAGCACCGGATCTCGGCCGCATGACCCGCGGTCAGAATCGTTTCCGCGTCTCCGATCACAGCGTTGACCCCTATCAGACCCTCGCCGCGGCCGTCATCCGCCAGGCCGTTGACGACGCCTCGGGCCAGACCGAGACGTCGACCCCCAAGCGTGAAGCCGAAGCCCGCGCGTGGCTCGCCGGCGACGTCGCTCGTGACGTCTGGCTCGAGCTGATTTGCCCCGAGGAGCTTCCGGCCACCACCGTCCAGCGTTCGATCCTTGAAAGGCTAGATCGTGGCGAACCATCCGCCTGCTGACAACCGGCCAAGCTGGCGCAATCGGGTTGTGCGCTCTGGCTGGGTCGACCCTGAACAGCTCCTCGCCCATCCCCTCAACTACCGGATTCACCCACAGTTTCAGCAAGACGCCATCCTCGCAAACCTTGACGAGATCGGCCAGTACAAACCGATCCAGCTGCAGGACGGCACCGACGTGGTGATCGACGGCCACGCCCGGGTTCGGATCGCCCTTCGCGAAGGGAAACGCCTCTGGGCCGACTGGACCGACCTCACCGACGCCGAGGTGCTGATCGCCCTCGCCACCGGCGACCCGATCTCCGCCCTGGCTGAGTTCGACCGCCAGAAGTACGCCGAGCTCCTCCACGACACCACGTCGACCGAAGCCGCCACCATGGCGCTCCTGTCGCGCATCGCCGAGGAGCATCAGATCATCCCGGCGGATGACCCGCTGACCGACCCACTGACCGACCCGGATGACGGCGACGCGGAATCCGCCGGCGAGGATGAAGGCCCGAGCGACGGGTCGCTCCTCGCGCTCGTCGACGTCACCCTGGCCGATCCATCCCACGAGGTCGAGCGCGGCGACGTCTGGCACCTTGGCCCGCATACCCTGATCTGCTGGCCGGTCGTCGATGGCTGGGATCGCTGGGCCCATCGGCTGCACGACGACATGCTGCTCGCCGTCCATCCTGGCCCGTTCATCCCGCTCTCCCGGAAGGCGGAAGCCCAACCGGTCCTGATGGTCCAGCCCGACCCCTATATCGCCGGGCACATCCTTGACCGATGGGCCGAGGTGAAGGGGGAAGCGACCCTGTCGCGGGAGTCGGACGAATGAGGAAACACACCGGCGGCGGCGCCTTCGACCCGACCGACCGCCACGTCTACTTCCTGGCCTCCAACCCTGGCCGGCTAGAGCGCGCCGCCCGCGCCCACGATCACCTGCTCGTCGCGGTCAACGAGGTCGAGAGTCCATCCGACATCGCGACCGTGGAATCCTGGCTCGATCGCGGCCTGAAGGTCTTCCTCGACTCCGGCGTCTTCAGTCTGGCGATGGAGCACGCCAAACGGCACGAGATGCCCCACGATCAGGCCCTCGCCTTACCACCCGAAGAGGTTGACGGGTTCGACCGCCTCTTCGATCGCTATTGCGAGCTGGTGACCCGGCTCGGCGACCGCCTCTGGGGATACGTCGAGATCGACTTCGGCGGTCTGGTCAACAAGCGCCGGACCCGTGCTCGACTGGAGGCCCTTGGCTTCCGGCCCATCCCGGTCTATCACCCGTTCGCCGATGGCTGGGACTACTTCGACGAGCTGGCGTCCGCGTATGACCGGATCTGTTTCGGGAACATCGTCCAGGCCAATCGACCGACCCGCAAGCGCCTGATCCGGACCGCCTTCGAACGGAAGCGCCAGTATCCCGACCTGTGGATTCACCTGCTCGGCCTGACGCCGAACGAATGGCTGAACGCCTACCCGATCGACTCGGGCGACTCCTCCAGCTGGCTCTCATCCGTCCGCTGGTCAAACGGGCAGCGCGAGTTCGCCGCCGGCCAAGCATTCGGCCTCTTGCCCCGCGATTTCCGGTACAAGCTCGGCTCCGAAGGGGAAGGCCCGACCGGGCACGACCGCGCGGTCCAAATGTCCGGCTACTGTTCCCAGCTCATGATGCGGAACTGGCGGGCGCTCCTGGCCGACCTGGAATCGGCGGGACTTCTGGAGGATCAATGACCTACGCCCACATTTCGTTCACCCAGCCCGGCATCCACCGCTGGCCCGACGCGCCACCCCGCCGGGCCTATCTCGCCGACAACCATCGGCACCTCTTTACGGTCGAGGTCCAGATCCAGCTTCACCATGAGGAGCGGGAGATCGAGTTTCACGACCTGCGACGGCTGGCGATCAACGGATTCCGCATGAGCAGTCAGTACGTCGCCGATTATGACGACCTCGCCGACTTTGGCCCGAAGTCGTGCGAAACCCTGGCCCGCGAACTCGGCGAGTATCTGGTCATGCAGTACCCCGGCCGCAACGTCTCCGTCTCGGTCCTCGAGGACGGCGAGGTCGGCGCGATGTGGGGGAACTTCTAAGATGTTCACCATCACGAAGCAATTCTCCTTCAGCGCCTCGCATATTCTGGAGGGACTGCCCGAGGGCCATCCCTGCGGCCGGATGCACGGCCACAACTACGTCATCGAAGTCGAGCTGGCCGGCCCGCTGAATCCGGTCGGGTTCGTGGTCGACTACAACGACCTGAAACCGATCCAGGAGTGGATCGACATCACCATTGACCATCGCCACCTGAACAACGTCCTCGCCGGCAACCCGACCGCCGAGCATCTGGCGGCCCACCTGTACGAGACCTTCCGCCCCCGATTCCCGACCCTCGTGGCCGTGCGTGTCTCCGAGACACCGAAGACGTGGGCGGAGTATCGGCCGTGAGTGACTATCGGGTGAATGAGCTCTTCTGGAGCATCCAGGGTGAGGGCGTCCAGGCTGGCCGAACGGCCGTCTTCATCCGGCTGCAGGGCTGCCCGGTCGGCTGTGCATGGTGCGATTCCAAGCTGACATGGTACGCCGGCGGCTCCCGGATGAGCGCGGAGGAGATCGTCTATCGCGTCTCCGAGCTGCCCCGCAGCGAGCTCCTGATCATCACCGGCGGCGAGCCGTTGATCCAGCCGCTCGATCACCTGATCGATCTGTTGCGGCTCCGCTTCAATCGGGGCATCACCATCGAAACCTCGGGCGTCTACCCCTTCAAGGGGGGCAGCCGACCCGACTGGCTGACCGTTTCGCCAAAGCGGGCGGCGGCCTGGGCGCTCGATCCCGAGATCCTCGCCTCGGCCGACGAGTTGAAGTACGTGGTGGATGCCGAGTTCGATCTGAAGCCCGTCTATCGCCACCTCGTGCAGCGCTCGGAGCTCTCCGGCGGCGACCCCGAAGACTATGCCCGCTTTCACATCGTGCTGATGCCGGAAGGCGATCCCCCGAAAGCCGAGAACGTCGCCAAGACGCTCGACCTCTTGCGCTAGCACCCCGAGTACCACTTTGGCCCCCGGCTGCAATACGCCTACGGCCAGATTGCCGAGGGGGAAGGGCTGAACAATAAGATCGTGACCATCGACGAGGCCCGCCGGCGGGCAAAGGAGTTCACCCGTGGGGACCGTTGACTATGACGCACTGAAACGGATCGGCACCGACCTCCTCACGGCCATCGGTGAAGATCCCGAGCGCCCCGGCATCGTCGACACCCCCCGCCGGTTTGCCGACTGGTGGCGGGAGTTCATCGAGTATGACCCTGGCGTCGTCGACACCACCTTCGAGGCCGAGACGGTCGATCAACTGGTCGTCGTCAAGGGCATGGGGGTCTGGTCCCTCTGCGAGCATCACCTGCTCCCCTTCCGGGCCGACGTCACCATCGGCTACATCACCGACGGTAAGGTCCTCGGCCTGTCGAAGTTTGCTCGGATCGCCCACAAGCACGCCCACTCCCTGCAGCTGCAGGAACGGCTCTGCCAGCAGATCGGCGATGAAGTGGCCGCGGTCACCGGCTCCCAGAACGTCGCGGTCCTCGCCTCTGGCGAACACCTCTGTATGACCATGCGCGGCATCCAGACGCCGGCGCTGATGCGGTCCTCATCCCTGCGTGGCCTGTTTCGCGAGGATCATCGCACCCGAGACGAGTTTCTGAGGATGGCCGGATTGTGAGCACCCCCAAGGTCTGTGGCGCCACCACCAAGAGCGGCAAACCCTGTCAGGCCCGCCCGATGGCGAACGGCCGCTGCCGGATCCATGGCGGTGCCACCCCCAGCGGGATTGCCAGTCCGCATTATGTCCACGGCCGCTATAGCCAAAAGATGCCGAAACGCTTGACCGAGCGCTTCGAAGCCTCGATGAGCGATCCCGACCTCTTGAACCTGACGCCCGAGATCGCCCTGATGGATGCCCGGCTGGAGGACGTGCTCGGTCGCGTCGACTCTGGCGAGAGCGGCCACCGGTGGAAGGAACTGCACGGGGCGTGGAAGGACTACGCCACGGCCCGCGCCCGTGGCGACGTGCAGGCGATGCATGACGCCCTCGTGGATGTTGAGCGGATCATCACCGCTGGCGTCGCCGATACCTACGCCTGGGACGAAGTTCGGGCGCTCTGGATGGATCGCACCAAGCTGGTCTCCTCCGAGCGGAAACGCCGGATCGAGATGCAGTCGATGCTGACCGTTGAACAGGCGATGATCATGCTCAACGCCTTCATCGATACGGTGAAGCTCCATGTTACTGATCGCACAACCCTCAGTCGAATCGCGGCCGACTTTGAGCGAGCCGGGGTTCGTCTCGGCCTGGCGCTCCGGTCTTGATCGGGTCGCACCGGGCGGCGCGCTCGGCGAGCAAGGCTATGAAGACCGCCTGCGGCTCGAGGCTGACTGGCGCTCCTGGCTGGAAACCCTCTTCCCGCAGTATGTGACCGGCGGCTTCGCCGACCGGCACGTCGAGTTTTGGGATTGGGTCTGGTCGATCACCCGAGGAGCGGCCCCGCCGGCCTTCATCGCCATCTGGCCCCGTGGCGGCGGCAAGTCGACCAGCTCGGAGATCGCCTGTGCCGCGGTCGGCGCTCGGGAGACGCGCCGGTACATCCTGTATATCTGCGAGACCCAGGACCAAGCCGACGACCATGTCGCCAACATCGGCGGCCTCTTGGAGAGCGCCCAGATCGAGAACTACTACCCCGAGCTGGGGAGCCGGAAGGTCGGGAAGTACGGCACGTCGAAGGGCTGGCGCCGGAACCGGCTCCGCACCGCGGCCGGATTGACCATTGACGCGATCGGCCTCGACACCGCCGCCCGTGGCGTCAAGTTGGACGACGCCCGCCCGGACATGATGGTGCTCGACGATCTGGATTCCGAGGCCGACAAGCTCGAGACGGTCGAGAAGAAGATCCGGACGCTGACCCGCAAGCTCCTGATGGCCGGCTCGAATGACGTGGCGGTCCTTGCGGTTCAGAACCTCGTGCATCCGGATTCGATCTTCAGCCAGCTCGCCGATGGCCGGGCCGACTGGCTGGCGAACCGCGTCGTCTCTGGCCCACATCCGGCGATCCGAGACTTCAGCTATGAGCAGCGCGAGGGCAAGTTCTGGATCCTCGGGGGCACCGCCACCTGGGATGGCCAGCCGCTCGACGTCTGCCAGCACATCATCCATACCGATGGAATCTCGGCGTTCCTCTCGGAATGCCAACAGGAGGTCCAGCCTCCTGCGGGCGGGATGTTCGACCATCTGGACTTCGATCAGATGCACGTCGATTGGGATGACCTGCCGATCTTCCAACGGATCACGGTCTGGGTCGACCCGGCGGTCACCGATACCGACCGATCCGACGCCCATGGCATCCAGGCATCCGGTCTGGGAGTCGACGGGAAGGTCTATAGCTTCTGGTCGTGGGAAGCCCGCACCAGCCCGGAAGACAGTCTCCGCCGCGCCATCCTGAAGGCGGTCGAGCTGGGGGCCGATACGGTCGGCGTCGAAACCGACCAGGGCGGCGATACCTGGCGGACGGTCTTCAACAAGGTCTGGCGGGAGCTGGTCGAGGACCCCGACGTCGCTGACATCCACGACGGCCGGCCCGAGCATGGCTGCCCGGTCGACGCCGAAGGGAAGCCCACCGAACGCCCGACGAGCCAACCCCGCTTCAAGTGGGCGAAGGCGAGCGCTGGGCATGGCTCTAAGGTGCACCGCGCATCGCAGATGCTGGTCGACTATGAGCAGGGCCGCATCCGGCACGTCATCGGCACCCACAACGTGCTTGAACGGGCGCTGCGGCGTTTCCCGCGAACCAAGCCCTATGACCTCGTCGACGCATCGGTCTGGGCGTGGCACGAGCTGACGCATGGCACATTCGGCTTCGCTTCGGGCTCGATCGCGGGCGTTCCCGAGGAGCCGTATGACCACGAGCGGAAGAAAACCCCACCGGCCGCGAAGTTCATGAGTGAGCTGAACCGGCTCGGGGTCGGCTAACTCGCGCCCATGCGATTGGAGCCACGCGCTATGACTGCAACAATCGACGCGCCCGTGCTCTACTCGCGCACCGGCCAGCCCTTGATTCACGCGAAAGACGCCGCCGCCGATTCCGCCGGCGTCGCCGCGGCCGGGGTTACCTTCCTGAACAACCTGCAACGCCCCCAGACCCGGCAGCTTCGGGCATGGTCACGTTCGAATGAGTGGATCCGCGCCGCCATCCGAAAGCGCCGGACGCAAGTCTCCTCGGCGCAGTTCGCGGTTGGCCCGATCGATCCCGAGAAGCCCTACAGTGACGCGCTCGCCGCCCAGATCGAGCAGCAGCTGCGGTTCCCGAACAGCCGGGACGATTCCTTCCGCACCCTGATCGAGCCAGTCATCGAAGACTTCCACGTCATCGGCTGGGGCGTCATCGAGAAGGAACAGAACGCCAAGCGGGTGCCGCTGGCGCTCTACCACCTCGACGCCTCCAAGATCCTGTTCAATCCAGACTGGACCGGCAAGAACCCGAATCAGCCCCGCTACTACTTCCGCCGTGGCTCGCAGAAGATCCCGATGCGGAACGATCAACTGATCGTCATGGTGGCTGATCCGGCGACCGACCGCCCCGAAGGCCTCTCGACGCTGGAGGTGCTGAAGAACACGATCGATGCCGAGCTCTCCGGCTCCGAGTGGGCCCGCGATCACATGCGCCACCAGGCGCCCAACGGGCTGCTGCACCTCGGCGAAGACATGTCGGACGATCAGGTCAAGACGTTCAAAGCGTTCTGGGATTCCGAGATCGCCGGACGGCGCTCGATCGCGATCACCGGCGGGACGAAGAACCCGAGCTGGACCGCCTTCTCTCAGCAGGCCGGCAAAGACCTCCTGCAGTGGCAGCTCTACTTCATCCGGAAGATCTGCGCGGTCTTTGAGATCAGCCCGCAGGATATCGGCGTCACCTTCGATATCAACAAGGCGACCGCCGAGAGTCAGGCCGACATCACCCACGACGCCGGCCTCGTGCCCCTCCTGCTGCTCGTCGAGGAGTACCTGAACCGCGAGTTCGTCTGGAAGATCGCGCCGCCCGAGCAGAACATCCGGTTCACCTTCACCCAGCTCTCCGACAAGGACCGGCAGGCCGCGGCGGATCTGGTCAAGACCCAGAACGGTGGGCTCCCCTACATCACGATCAACGAAGCCCGGAAGGAAGACGGCCGCGACCCGATCGACGGCGGCGACGTCATCATGGTGCTGACCAAGACCGGCGCCGTGCCGATCCTCGGCGAGGGCGTTCCGACCCCAGCCGAGGCCTTGCAACAGCAGCAGGAATTGCAGCAGGCGGCGACCGAAGCCCTGGCCCAGAACGGGCAGGAGCAGCCCGGCGACGAGCCGCAGCAAGGTCGCAACAATCAAGACGCGCCGCCACCCAAGGGGAAGGGCAAGGCGATCAAGCACGGCACGCCCCACTACCGGGCGAGTCTCGCCGACGCGCGGCGGAAGGCCCGGATCGCGCTCGATGCGTGGTACGTCGCCCAGGCCAAGATCATCCTGGCCGACCTCTCGGCCCGCCGAACCATCACGACCGGGATCACGGTCGACCCGCAGCAAACCCGCAACTATCTGCAGGCCGATATCCGCTGGGCCGTCGAACGGGCGATCGCCCGCGATCGGGTCGCGACCGTCATTTCCACCGGGAACCATCTCCCGAAGATCATCCGCGACCTGTGGATCGACGCCGGAACGGCGGCCATCCAAGACGAGCTCGTGAAGCTCGGAGTCGATCGCACCGCCGCCCTGACCGACCAAGGCCTGCTGACCCTGATCACCCTGCGGGCCGAGCAAACGGCGCTCACCATCCACCTGACGCTCCGGAAGGACGCGGCCGGCTTCCTCGATCGCCACCTGCCCCCGGTCGATGGCGACACCTATGACGACGCGGCCGCCATCCAGGCCTTCAGCGACTGGCTCGATCGCCGGGGCGAGACGAAATCCCGCCAGATCTCGATCACCGAGAGCCAGTACGCCGCCGCCTACCTGCTCCACCAGTTCGTGCGCCGCAACGCGCTGGAGGGCACCGGCCACTGCGAGCCGGTTGGCGCGGTCTGTACCGAGTGCGGCGACTACGTCGGCGCCGGGGAAGTGCCCCTCGACGAAGCCCTTTCGTGGGATCTGCCGGCCCATCCCTACTGTCCGCATTATGTCGAGGCATCCTATACCGACCCACCGGAAGGACCCACGTTATGGATTGGCTGATCCTGATGGCCTGCAGCTGGGCGGTGATCCCGTTCGTCGCGGTGCTGCTGCTGAATCGACTGGCTGACCGGCTGCCCCGCAGCAAGCCCGCAACCATCCGCCGGACGACCTTCCGGCGCTGAGGAGCCCGATGCATTCGTTGATCGACGCGCTTCGCCCGCTCGCGCTCGTGATCATCTTCGTCCTGACCGTCCCGACCATTGTGTATGAGCACTACCCCGAGCCGGAGCAGTCGGGCGTCCGCACGGCCTGGATCGTGGTCGCGATTGTCGCGGCTCACCTCGCCCATCTCCTGTAAGGAGGCCTGATGCCCTGGACGTGCTTCGTGATCACCCGCACCGATCGAGCGCGGGTCTACCTCCGGCGCTTCGCCACCTTCCGCGCGGGCGATACCCATACCTGTCAGGCCAAGACCTACTTTGGGGAGTGCGCCAGCGAGGTTGGTGCGGATGGAGTCGAGCGAGGGAACTGGCCGTCAGCCGGGGAGTATGTCCCGCACGACGATCCACGCTGGCCGACCCACTGCGAGACGTGCGGCCGCGCATTCACCGACGACGACCACTGGCAGCTTTTCTACGATCAGCTGTATGCCGACGACTCCGGAACGACGTACACGCTCCGAACCGCGCCAGCCGGGGCGATGTGGCGCTGCCCCTGGCTGGAAGACACCGATGGATTCCACGGCCCAGACGGCCAGAGTTGGGCGGTGATGCTGCCCCCGGGCGGCGAGTTGGCCCATGAGTGGCTGATTGACGGACCGGCGACCGGCGGCGGACGCTGGACGCGAACCGGCGAGGCGCCGACCTTCACCTGCACGCCATCCGTGTGGCGTCATGCCGAACCCGAGTATCACGGGTTCCTCCAGAACGGCGTCCTGACGGACGATATCAACGGTCGCACCTACTGAGGGAGGATGCATGCCCGGCGCGAATACGATCGAGCGGCCCGGCTCCGTGCCGGGTCTTTTGCTGCGTGGCAACAAACTGATCGCCCCCGAGGCGCTGAAGCAACCCCGCAGCGCCCCCGACTTCCGGGTCATCACCGGAGAGCTGAAGTCGATCGGCGATGCGAATGACCGCCTGCTGGCCGTCACGGCATCGTCCAACGTGATCGACCGGGCGGGCGACCGCATGGCGTTCTCGGCGCTGCAGGATATGGAGCGCGGAGCGCAGGATCGTCTGACGATCTTCGTCAACCATGAATACCGCGTGCCTGAAGACGTGTTCGGGACGGTCGAGACGGCCGGCCTCGTCACCCGTGAGGGCTTCGTCGATCTGGACATGAAGATCCGGGTCGTCCCGGCCGACCAGAACGAACGGGCCGACCGCGCCTACCGGATGATCACCGAGAGCGGGACGAAGCTCGGCGTCTCGATCGGCGCGCAGATCCTCGACTACCAGATCGTCGAGGAAGCGATCAACGGGGTCATGACCAAGCTGATCGAGCTGACCTCGCTGAACCTCCTTGAAGCCAGCATCGTCGGCATCCCGGCCAATCAGCGCTCCTGGGTCCAGAACGCGATCAAGAGCCTGCACGCGGCCAATCCGGAGAACATCAAGCGGATCTTCAGCGTGCCGGACCTGGGCAACCTGAAGAAGTGCGCCATGTGCGACTGCGGCTGCACCGCCGAGTCGGCCGACCCGAACTGCACCTGCGAATGTGCCGACTGCGCCGCCGTCCGGGCGGTCGCGAACGCGGACGCGATCCCTGGCGAGAAGAGCACCGAGCCGGAGGAGGCCGAAGGCGAGACCCCGGACGTCGCCGAGCAGCCATTCACGCTTGGGGTTGGCCCCGACAGTGTGAAGGGGATCATCGCGGTCGAGCTGGCCGAACGGAAGTTCCGCGAAACCCTGTGGGATTTGACCTACACCTTGGAACGGGTCATCTGGAATCAGATGAGCCAGGAAGATGGCGACCCCGTCGCGATCCGCACCTTCATCCGAGACGCCATCGCTGAATTCGCCACCCTGATGGACAACGCGGTCGCCGCGGCCCTCTCGGCCGGAGTGGCTGGACCGCAGGATAACGACCGGGCCGACACGTCTGAGGATGATGACTGCATGGTCCTCGACGCCGTGGTGCCGGCGCTCCTGCGCTCTGGTGACGACCCAGCCGGACAGGTCGATGCGCTGCAGCGTGCCCATGACCACCTCGCCACCAAGCTGAATCTGGCGTGTGCATCGGCGACGGCCGAGGCCGCATCGGAGTCCGGCGCGGAAACCGAGGAGGAGGAACCCGTGGAGACGGACGAACCGCAGGAGACCCGTGCGCTGCAGGAGGCTCGGGACGAACTCCAGCGGTCGATTGACGCCGCTCGGTCCTTGATCGAAGAGACCCGGGCGTCGCTGATCGATCTGGAGGGGAAGCGGAAGGGCATCCAGACGGAGATCGACACCTTGAAGCAAGAACGGGCGGCCGAGCTGAAGCGCGGCACCGGACGACCCAGCCAGGGCGCCGGCGAACCGGTCAAGGTGTCCGACATCCTGAAGATGAGCAATGAAGAGCTCCTGGCGCTCGGCGATCGTCCGCTCGATATCGACGTGAGGGAATCGGACGATCCTGCGCTCGTCGGTCTGATCTAACCGCCGCCATACCACCCGGCGCGAGCGAACCCCGGTTGAACACCGGGGTTTTTTCGTGCCCGGAATCCGGGAGGGAAGCCCCATGGATCCACTCGAATTTCAGGAATTGGTCAACAAGCTGCTGCCGCTCACCCCTGAGCAGCTGAAGCGCCGGCTGGCCTATCAGCTGGCCCACCCGCCGGAAATCACCCAGGAAGCCGATCCGGAGATCCTGGAGCGCATCCGGGCCGGCGCCGAGCCGGATCTGATCCGCGTGATGGACACCGGCACGACCGCGCTGCAGCGCCAGGATCTCGATCCGACGCTGTACGCCCTCTTCGTGAAGCAGTTCCCGTGGTGGGAGCGCATCTCGAAGCCGCCATCCAACGGTCTCGTGCACGCCTATAACCAGATCACCTCGGTCGGGACGCTCGATCAGAGCCAGATCACGATCGACGAGCTGGGCACGGTCAACGACGACACCGCCGAGTACGCCCGCAAGACGACCAACATCGCCGTCTTCGCACAGCGACGCGGCATCTCGCTGAAGCAGCAGTTAGCGGTCCGGCAGGGGGGCGCTCCCTACAACCCGGAAGCGACCGAGCTGGCGGCGGGCATGACGTCGATGGCCCAGGCCCTCCAGTACGAGCTCTTCCAGGGGAATGAGTCCGGGTCGAGCGGGGATAACTCCACCACCATTGAGGCAGGCAAATACAACGCCAAGGGCTTCGATGGGCTGCGCCGCATCCTTGGCTCGGTCGGCACCCCGAACAGCGGCAACAACAGCGTCATTGTCGACCAGGGGAACATGACGATCACCCAGGCGATCGACACCGTCGCGATGACGGCGGCCGACAACGGCGGGATGCCAACCGCGGTCCTGCTCTCCTACAAGTCCAAGATGGCCTTTGAGCTTGAGCAGAACCCGCTGGTGCGCTTCAACGATCCGAAGGCGATGATCATCCCGGGCGTCCAGGCCGACACGGTCAAGACCACGGTCGGCGACCTGCCGCTGATCCCGATTCCGGGCAACTCGATCGGGCACTATGCCCGCACGAGCGACAGCGTCGACGTGGAGGATATCTACGTCGTCTCGGAGCCGATGATCGACGCCCCCTACCTTGGCTCGGACACCTTCACCACGCTGGAGATTCCGATCGGCGCGAACGGGCAGCTCAGCCGCCTGTTCATCATCTTCGGGATGTTCGGCCTCGCGGTGAAGGCCCCGCTCTTCAACGGCAAGGTCCGACGCCCGACCGGCAACTAATCCGAAACCCATCGGCGGGCGGTCCTGATGATCTTGGGGTCATCCGGGCCGATCCGCCCCCCCCGAAAAGGAGCCCTCATGCAGATCCGCTATGGGAACGGCCTGCACATCGGGAAAAGCATGCTCGGGCTGCGCGGTGGCCGCTTCATCACCATCGTCGACGGTCTCGCAAACGTGCCGCTCGAGGTGTTCGAAGAATTGAAGCGTGGCCGGCACCCGGTCGAACCATGGCCGCCCGCAACCCCGCAGGCCGATCCAAACGCCGGTGGGCAGGGCGCATCCGCCCCGGCCCTCTGCACCGCCCTGACCAAGTCCGGCCAGCCCTGCAAGGGCAAGGCGATGGCCAACGGGTTGTGCAACGTCCACGGCGGGAGCAACGAACCGCCGGCGGACCCCCCGGCCGGTGACGACCCACCGACCGAGCCAGTGACCGAGACGGGCGATGGGGAGACGGAGACGCCGCCGGCTGATCCGTCCGCGCCGCCCTCGGACCCGGCGAGGCGCAAGCCGCGTCTCGTGGGGCAGGAAGAGGAGCAACCGAATGGCGAAACTCGCTAATCCGCTCGGCGAGGACAAGGATCTCCCGATTGGGCCGGAATGCCGCTTCGCCGCGGCGACCGGAACGACCAACTTTGAAGTCGCCATCTGGACCGCGATCTATCCGACCGTGGTCGAGCAGGTGAAGGTCGTGCTCGATGCCGCGGTGACCGGTGTCGACACGAATACCGCCTCGCTGGTCGTCAACGTCTACCGGGGCGGGACGAAGCTGGGGGCGCTGGTGACGTACGACTTCACCAGTGGCAACGACGCCGCGCAGTTCGAATCGCTCGATCTGGGGGCGCTCGATCCCGACTACCTGAGTCTGCAGCCCGGCGACGTCCTGACCCTGGCAAAGACCCATGGCGGGACCGGACTGGATCTGCCGGCGGGCGTCGTGATCGTCGACGTGCGCGAGCCCCATTGGAACGAATAGGTGACCGCGCAGGCGGGGAGCTGGCCGCGCGTCAGCGTCGTCGGCGGCTATCGCTACGCGCGATTCAACGCCGCGACCACGGGCGCCGCGATCGGCGACACGAACCCCAAAGCGTTGCACGCCGTCACGGTGGGCGATCCCGGCTCCGAGGTCGTCATCACGCTCTATGACGGAACCGACGACTCCGGCGACGTGATTACTGTCCTGAAACCGAGCGCCGCTGGGACGTTCCTCTTGGACGTTCGGGCGGACAAGGGGCTCTTCATCGTCATCACGGCGACGACCGCCCCAGAGATCACGGTGGCGTACCTGTGAAGTACCTGACTCCGACCTTCTACCGAGCCAGCGGCGAGGGCGTCCCGCTCTCGGGCGTCACGGATCTGGCGCTCGCCCGCTTCATCGCCCGGGCGGAGTCAGATATCGATCAGTATTGCCATCTCGTCTCCCTCGCCCCCCACACGATCGAAGACGAGGTGCGCGAGTGGAACCCCGCGAGTCGCCGCTACTACTACGGCGAATCCCCGATGCCGGTCAGCGCGATCAGTCGCTTCCTGATCCAGATCTCGACGAACGCCCAGACCGGCGACGACCTCGCGGCCAACGTCAGCCCGAACGACATCGTCATCAATGCGCAGGAAGGCTGGTTTGAGGTCGTCAGTATGACCACGCTCACCATGGGGTTGACGCCGGTCCTGCTGAACCTCGGCCTCTCAACCACCCTTGCGCATGTGGACTACACCTGCGGCTTCACCTACGCGATCGACGACGAACCCCTCTTCTCGGCCGACAACCTGACCTATGCCAGCGCCCGCTGCCTGTGGGATGCCGCCGTCACGCCGACCGTCAAGAAGAACGGGGTGACGGTCGAAAGTGGCTACACGGTCGACTTCACCGAGGGGATCGTGACCTTCGCCTCGGCGAATCAGCCATCGGATCAGATCACGGCCAGCTACACGCATCACGTGCCGGACACCGTTCGCGATGCCGCGATCGAGATCGTCTCGGCCCGCCTCGGCGAACGGGGGCTGCAGCAGGCCGGACTGACCGGGCTGCAGGAAGCTCGCGCCGGGCGCTATTACCAGGCCCAGCGGGCAACCGGCTCCTCGGCCTATGTGTTGCCGGATGAGATCAAGCGAAAGCTGACCCCCTTCCGGCATATGGCGATGGGGGGCGGCTAATGGTGCTCTTGCCGAACTGCGAGCTCACGATCAAGCGGATGAGCACGGCGCCGGATGCGACCGGCTCCTACACCTTGCGGACGGTCGCGACGAAGGTCCCGGCCCGCGTCGAGCCCTTCAAAGAGGACTTCGAGATGCAGGCCGGCGGCCATGCGGTCGACTTCGACACCATGGTGATCGTCGATCCGGGCACCGACGTCCTGATGAACGACCGGCTGGAGGGGTGGAACCCGCGCAACGTCGACCCACCGCCGGAGCTGATCGTCCGGCGGGCAAACGACATCCTCGGGATCGTGCTCCCGCATATCGAGATCTACGCCGACGACCTGCGCTCGAGCGAGGGCTGAGGATGGCGAAACGCTTCGTAGAGATCGTTCCGGGGCCGGAATGGGCCAGAGTGCAGCAGAACCTCAAACGGCTGCCTCTGACGCGATCTCAGCGTCTCTACGCCACGGGATTACTCGTGCGCGATGCCGGGATCGAACAGCTGAAGAAAGAGGTGCCGGTCGGCGATCGAACCGGCTTCCCGATGTATATGGGGAACCTGCCCCACATGAAGGACCTCTTCGTCGGCGCGGTGATTCCGGGCGACCCGGTGGTGGTGACCGTCCGCAACACCGCGTTCTATCGCAATTGGGTGGTGCATGGGCGGGGTGACGTCTACCCGGTCAGTGCGCCGTTCCTGCACTTCTTCGTTGGGGG